ATATATTACAAAAGGAAACAGCAGGAGCATTTCAAACAAAACCTATATCAAAGAAAGAAATAGAAGATGCAATAAAAAAACCTATTAAAGAAATAGAACCTGAATTAAAAACTTTAGGAGAAGATTTAGGAGTAAGTTTAGGTAGTGGAATTGCAAGTGGTATCTCAGATACATCAGATGATGCAGCAAGAGAAGCAGAAAGATTAGCAAGAGAAATAGAAGAGAAACTAAATGAGTCTAAATATAGAGCATCAAGAATATTTGATACACTTGAAAGCTTAACCATTGAAGCTTTAAGGAAAAGAAATGAAGTAAATTACAAATATAATCAAGACTTACTTAAGGACTTTGAAGACACACTCAATCAACGATACGAAACTCAATTAGAAAGTCTTAATAATGAAGCAGAATTATCAGAAAGTTTCTTTAAAAATGAACAAAGCAAAATAAATAAATACTATAGTAGCTTAATTGACTCTTTAAACAAAGAAATTGAAGTAAGAAATAAAGAAAGAGATGAAATAAATAAGCAGAAAGTTTATCAAAAATATGCAGAAGATAATATAGAAATAGAAAACGAATGGACTAAAAAGATAATTGATATACGAAATAGATATAACACAGATTTAGAAAAATTAAATACAGATGAAGTAAGTTTAAGAAAATCATTCAATGACAAAAAAATTGATTTAGAAAAACGATTACAAGAAAGACTTTCAGATATTCAAGATAGGATTTTAGATAAGCAAATTAATTATAATCGCAAAATGGAAGATTTAAGCATTGAAGAACAAGAAGCAAGGGAAGCATTTAATAAGTATTTATCAACATATGATTGGACAGAAAAAGACCTTGAGGAAGAAAGACAAAAACTGTTTAAACGATTAGATGAAATTAACTTAAAACGCACAAGAGAAGAAGAAGATTACAATAGAGATATCGAAAGACTTAATATAGATAAACAGGAAATTATAGAAAGCTCAAATGAAGATATTTTAAACAATGAATTGAAGTTCAATGAAGAACTTAAAAAGATAAATGAAGATAGAGTGAGTTTAGAATTAGAATATCAACAAAAACTAAGTGATAATTCAGTAAACATAAACCAGAAAAAGCAGGAACTTTTAAAACGAATTAATGAACAAATCGAGAATGACCAGTATGAAAGTTGGGTAAACCAGAAACAAGAACAAATAAAGTTTATACAGGATTTCCTCAGTGGACAAAATGACTTTTATAATACCTTAATTGAAAATACAAATAATCGTATTAGTAAAGAAATAGAAGGTTTAAAGAAAAGTAACGAAGCACAAAGTAAGATATTTGATGAACAAAATGAAATACTAAAAGAAAACTATGACAAAATGAATGAAGAATTAGTTTTACAGCAGGAAGCACAAGCATTGATTTTGGAAGATGGACAAAAAAATATGTTATCGATACTTGATACATACACACCTAAATGGAGAGAATATGGAGTTAGTTTTGGACAAAGATTGATTGAAGGATTAACTGCAGGACTTTCAGATTCAAGTTTAGTTTTAAACAAAATAGATGAACTAACTAATCAAGTAATTTCAAGAATACAAACTAATTTTGGTATTAGTTCACCAAGTAAGGTATTCTTTGAAATAGGGCGTAATGTGATTAAAGGATTTGAACAAGGAACAAAGAACGAAAGCAAGAATATTTTTAATGTTAGCTTTTATTCTCCTGAAGCAATCAATGAAAGAATAGCAAGAAATCAGCTTGCAAGACTTCAAAGAACAATGAAAGGAGCTTATAGTTGATATTAAAATACAAAAATGAATTCAATGAAGAAATTGTTTTAAATAATCCTTACAAGATTGTAGACTGGGATGATGAGATAGATGAGAATGTGGAACTTACTTCAATTCCTTTTGTAGACGGTAATATTCAAACTAACTATTATACACAAGCAAGAGAGATAACGATTAATTTAATTATCATTGGAAACATTCCTTCATTGAGGCAAGACCTAATTAAAATATTTAATCCTAAAAAGCAAGGTTATTTGATGACTAATAATAGAATGATACAAGTTAGACCAGTTCAAATAATACCATTCAATGAATTAGGTTCAGGAAGAAAATACCAGAAAATACAAATTAGATTTATAGCTCCTTATCCATTCTATTCTACCTTTAACCCAATTGAGGTAAATATGATATCTTATGTTAAATTTAGACTACCTTTTAGCTTTCCTTTTAGTTTAGGTTACTATGGCTGGAATGGAAATGTGATTAATCACGGAGATGTAAGTGCTCCAATTTTAATCACAGCAAAGGGACCTTTATTAAATCCTAAGTTTTATAACAAAACAACCAAAGAAATGATTTCAATTAATTATAATATACTTCCTGGACAAACTTTAGAAATATACACAAAACCAGGAGAAAAATATTGTAAGTTAATCAGTGGAGAAACAGAAACTAATTTATTTTATTCATTAAGCACAGATACAGTGTTTTGGCAATTAATACCAGGACTAAATGAAATACAGTATTGGGGAGATGAAGCACAAACTTCTTCAGAGATTAAAATTAGCTTTTACGAATGGTATAGAGGAATATGAATATTACTTTAAATTATCCACCATTTTCAGGGACGCACAATAATACAGAGATAATAGATGATAAAATTGTCTTACAAAATTATAAATCTGAAGGTGATTACATTGAACAAGAGAAAGATATAAGTTCAATTGAAAAATTTGGTAGTAGTAAAATAAGTTATGAAAAAGATGTTCCTGAAGGAACAAATCTAAATTTACAAACAAGATATTTTAATGGCACTGAATGGAGCGGTTGGTTAGACACAAGTTCAGGAGATGATTTCTTAAAATACTTAGGAATTGAAGAAAAACAAAATTTAAGTGGATACAAAATTCAATATCAAATACTACTAACTACTGAAAATGAAGACATAACACCACAATTTATAAGTTGCTATATTTTAATTAAACCTGCAATAACTGAACCAGAACCTCCACCTATAACAGAACCTTCTAATCTAATATTTCCTACTGTTTTTAAACCTTACTTTCAAGTTAGATTATTTAACAAAGACTTGCAAATGATATCATTTATTGATAATTTTGAGTATTTTATCTGGGAAAGAAGTTGGAGGGATTTAGATAAATTTTCATTCTTGTCAAAAAGAGATTTAGATTATTCAATAGGAAATATTATTGTGTTTGAATTTATGAGTATGAAAAGAGTAGGAAGAATTACGAGCAGAAAAACAAACCTTGACAGTTCTGGAGTAAGATACTGGACAATTGAAGGAAGAACATATGGATTGTTCAATCACAGATTAGCATTAGTTGGTATTAATTCAGGTGACGGTTATGATACACAGAATGATTATGCAGAAGTTGCAATGAAGCATTATGTAAGAGCAAATAATACTGGACTTAGAATGATACCATTAGAGATTGAACCTTATAAGAATATTGGAAAAATAATTACATATAAAGCAAGGTTACAGTATATAAGCGAAATACTAAAAGATATTTCAAATATGAGTGGTTTAGGCTGGGATGTAGAATTTAAAGATAACAAGTTTACATTTTGTGTTTATGAAGGCTATGACACACCTGTGATAGTTTCAAGCAAGTATGATAATTTGATTAATTTTGAGTTTGAAGAAAATGAGGATAATAGAAAAACTGTAGCAGTAGTTGGTGGAGAAGGAGAAGAAGCTTCAAGGGTATTTGAATATGTCGGGACAGGAACAGGTTTTGATAGATTAGAAGGTTTCACTGATGCAAGAGAAGGTAATTTAATTGACGCAGGAAATGCTTACTTGAATGAATTAGAGGAATTATCAGTAAGCTTTGATTATATCGATGGAAGACCATTTAAATACGGGATAGATTTTAACTTAGGTGACTTAATAACAGTTCAAGAAATGGGATTTAATCGAAAGTTAAGATTAGAAGAAGTAACAGAGTCAATAGATAGAGAAGGGATAACTATTAAGCTTAAGGTTGGTAAAGATATTGATTTTGTGAACCTTCTAAAACTTAATGAGAAAAATTTTAAAAAGGAGAGTATGAAATGATTAGTAGGTTTTTCGAAGGTGAAGAATATGGACAATTAGAGTTTGCAGAAGTTTTAAATAGATTTGTAGATACAGGATATTTTGTAGGTGTCGGTGATGAACTTAAAACAGTGAAGGTTTCAGGTTTACAAGGAAAAACTAAAACAGGTGAATGTTTTATTAAAGGTTACTGGGGAAAAGTTGAAGAAGAAGAAACATTTAATTTAGACGCAGGTGACCCAACAAATGCAAGATGGGACAGAAGAATATTAAGATTAGATGTTTTGAATAAAACAATTAGCTTAGCAGTTTTAAAAGGAACGCCTTCTGCAAATCCTGAACCTCCTGAACTAACTCGTAATTCAAGTATTTGGGAGTTATCATTAGCTAAGTTAAAAATAAATGCAGGTTCTAATAAAATAAATGAGGTAGTTGATGAAAGATATGACAGCTCAGTTTGTGGTGGTGCAAAAGGTGGAGCTACAAATATGGATGTATATGATATAGAGTCAGATGCAGGTGTCCAATGCACATTTAATTATACTTTAACAGCTTATACAGGTTATACATATGTAAATGGATTATATTATTTTATATCAAGCAATAATATGTATACATATGACCCAGTATCTAAAACTGTAACTAAAGTATGGGATTATGCTTCTTATGTTCCTTATCTTATTAGAGGAACATATTTAGATAGAGTTTATGCTTTTAGGAATAAAACTTTACAATACTTCTCAAAAGGTGACTGGGTTGATACAACTTATATTCCTACTAATTACAATTATGTTTATACTTATGGAAGATGCTATATTATTAATAAATATTTTATATGGTATGAAAGTTCAAATGTTCACTATTTAGATTTAACTAATGGTGTGCAAGTATCAAATTCTATTGGGATTAGCGGTGGTATATGTTTAGGAGCATATAATAATATATCTAAAATAAATATATCCGGAAAGTTTACACAGTCAATTCAAGGTGATATGGTTGATACAATTGTAGATATATATACATATGATTTTTTAGAAAATAAAATAATTACTAAAATAGGATTTCAAATACCACGACATATTGGAAATTCATATATTCATATTTTCTCTAAACAGAACTTATTTATATTTCATATATACCAAGATACTAATACATATTATGAAAACTATATATTAAATCTTATGACAGGTCAGGTATTTAATGTTAATAGTCCAATTAATGAGTTAGGAATTGATTCAGTATTTGCAAATGATTATGATGTATATTTCAAAGTAGGAACAAATTTAGTTAAATATACACAATACAAAAAAATTGATACAGCAACAGGAAATAAAAAGTTGTCAGTATTATCTGATGAACCATTATCATTGTTAGTTAATTTAACAAAAGGAGTTATAGGAAATGAAATAGCAGTTGAGACTGGCGATGAATGGGGATATGTTATATCAAGCTTTAAATCAGAAACAAAAACAATAAAGGTTTTGAAAGTTTAAATATATAAAGGAGGAAGCAATGGATGAACAAAGACTGCAGAGAATTGAAGATAAGTTTGATAAGTTTTATGATGATTTCAGAGATTTTAAGGAAAACATTTGTATACGGGTTCAAAAACTTGAGGACGATATGAAGTTAATTAAGGATTGCAATAACAAACAAAACGAAGAGTTGAAACCTTTCTCAAACTTCAGATGGCTGTTACTACAGATACCTTCAATTGTTGCAGTGATTGCTTCCTTGATTGCAATAGTAAAGGTGTTTGGGAGGGTTCCTTGAAAATAGCAATTGATTCTGGACACAATGCAAAAAATCCTGATAACGGCTATTTAGATAGTGGAGCAGTGAACGGAAAATACACAGAAGCAGACTTAGCAGAAAAATTAAAACTTTCAATTTGTCAGTATTTGAAGGGATATATTGATTATTTTGTTCCCACTTATTATTGGAATACACAAGATAGATATAGGGAGTCAGTTAAGAACAAGTGTGATTATTATTTAGTAATTCATTTGGACTCTGCAAATGCAACTGCTTCAGGGGTGCATGCACTTTACAATGACAAAGGAAAAGAATTTGCAAATGATTTAGTTTATTATATTTGCAGATACTTAGGCTTTACAAATCGTGGTGCTAAACATTACACAACTAATCCTCGGGCAATTGCAGCGTTTGATATAGCTACAATTCCTTACGTTCTTTTAGAATGTGGTTTTATATCTAATGCACAAGATTTAGATAAACATTTAAAAGACAGGGAATATATTGCACAAGCAATTACTTCTGTTATTGCGAAGTATTCAAATTTAGAAAATATTAAAATGCGTGTAGGTGATACTTTAGCGACCAAGAATAATACTACTCATAAATTAATAACTGCTCCACAAATCATTAACGGACGAACAGTTTTAGGTTTAAGGGATATATCGGTTTTATTTGAATGTCAGGTTCTCTGGCATCCTCAAACAAAAGAGATAACAATTTTAAAGAAAGGAGGGTAGAATGGAATACTTGAATTTTATTAATGGTTTAATTGGTTTACTAACGCCTGTTATTGTGGAAATTACAGCAAAAAAATTAACTGGTATTAAAAAGGTATTAGTAGCTTTAGTTTGGTGCTTTGTAGCAACTTTGGTTTCATTAGCATTACAAAACAAACTAAATTTTGCAGACATAGATTCAATGCTTGGAACTTTAATTATTATTTTTTCAGAGTCACAGATTTTCTGGAGAACAACTTGGAAGAATGTTTTCAGTTGATATTATAAAAATTTAAGATATAATATCATTACATTTTATTTCCTTCCAAGGGAGCGGAACATCACTGCTCCCTTGTTTATTTTTAAAACAAAAAAAATATAATGGCATTATATATTTTTTTCAAATTGCTTAATAATTCTCATTAATACTTGAAAAAGTGAGTCACATTGATTTTTTTTCAATGTGACTCTTTATTATTAATTAATTATGAAATAATTAATTAATAATAAATATAGTAGTAGTTATAGTAGTAGTGTGGAAAGTGTGGAAAACTTTTGGAAAACCTACTCATAATGAAGGTTTATACGGCTTTTAACCTGTGGAAAACCTGTGGAAAACCTGTGGAAAGCTTTTAAAAATGGTTTAAAGTATAAATTTTATAAAATAAATGGAGCTTAAAATATAAAAAAAGGCTGGAAACCCAGACTATGACTGAACAAAAGGGGTATTTTTAATAAAAAATGACACTAAAAAAAGGCTGGAAACCAAGACCACGACTGACAAAACAGTGGTTTCTGGGTTAAAAAAATCAAAAAAAAATCAAAAAAAATCAAAAAAAACACAAAAAAACACAAAAAAGCCCTTGCTTTTTGTTCAGAAAGGATATAATATATATTGAAACTCACTCATAGAGAGGGTTTCAGGGGAACCATAAGACCTGAACCTTAAAAGGCAGGCAGGTTTGAAAGGAAATAAAATGAATAAAGAAAATCTTAAGAAACTCAACGATTTACAGAAAGAACAATTAAGTTTCAATGCATTTAAACAAGAGTTAGAAGAAATTGGTTTAAAGGAACAAGGAACAAACCTTATTGAATTAGAAGCAGCAAATAAACATAAACTTGAAGTTTATGGTAAATCAAGCTGGATAAGAGATTTGAGATTAGGAATGTACCAATTAAGATTAGTAGAAGAAGAAAATTCAGAAGGACATAGAATTCAAAAGTCAGTAGCAGATATGAATATTTATGTTTCTCCCAGTTCTTTAGAAATAGGAATCGATATTGAAATAGTAAGTATTAGATTTATTGATGCAAAACTCCACATTATCGACGGTGGAGATATGAATGATATAAGATTTTTAGAATTCCCTGACGGAACAATTCTGCATGATGGAGAACTTTATGATGGATTTGAATTCACTGGTTATGATATGAATTTGACCAGTGAAGATGGAGCAGTTTATCCAAAAGTAAAATTCATAAACAAAACTAACAATGCAAATGAATTTGACGAAGATGCGTGTCCAAGGAATTTAGATTTTGACTTTGAATCTGATACCTGCAGAGAATGTAAATTCTATGATATGTGTGAAAGCATTGAAGATGAAATATTATTAGATGAAAATTCAGAACACAGTGAGGAGATATAAAATGATTAAAGATTCAGAAGGTAGAAAATTTCAAGGGGTAATATTAAATTTTAAAATACAAGGGAGGAGTAGAAATGGTAACAATTGATACAATTAAAAAGAAAGATGATTGCATAATATTATTGAGGGAAATTGTAGAAGATGGATATGATGATTATACTTATGGTAGATTTTTTGAATTTAATAATCCAACTTATGGCTGGCAAGGAAAAACCAGAATAGGATTTAATGGTGAGTGGTATATATTAAATTATAATAAGAATAAGAGTTGGTGCGATGATTTTAAGGTAATAACATATGAAGAATTATTAAAATATGTATGGAATAACAGAAAATATATTAATAGGTCTTTAGAGTGAATAAAATAAATAAAAATATAAATTTAATAAAAAATAAGGAGGAATAAAATGATTTGGGAAGGGTTTAGAATAGAAGTTAAATATTACAATAAAGGGAAGGAAATACTGGTTGAAAGAAGGAATAAGGTTGCAGAAAATCTGTTTAAATTAATAGTTGAACCTTATTCCTTGCCAGAATACAATTGGGAAATTAACCATTCAGAAGGTTTTGAATGGGGTTATGGTGGTTCTGGTCCTGCTCAGTTAGCTTATGCTATACTGAGAGATTACACAGGAGATATAAAAGTTTCTGAATTACTTTATCAGTTATTCAAGTGGGAAGTTATTTCTAAAATAAAAGGCGATAGCTTCTTATTAACAGACAAAGAGATTGATTCATTTTTAGAGAAACATCAGAAAGAGATAGAAAAATATTTGAAACCAACAGAGCAAAAGAATGGCTAAATTCAAAGTTTTAGAAGCAAGAGGATGGGATTAAATCCCATCCTCACATAACTTCATAAATCCTGAACCTGAAAAGGCAGGTAGAAGTGAAAGGAGAATAAAATGGATGAGGTAGTATTTAGTGAAAGGCTTCAAGAGCTTCTGGAGGAATCAGAATTTAGTTTTGAGGATGGACTTGAAGTGGAAAGGGTTAGAAGTTTTGGAAACTTATTAACTTCAAATTCTGGGGTAATTGTTACTTTAAGCAACGGTATGGAATTTCAATTAACAGTAGTAAGGAGCAAGTAGAATGTTAAAAGACAAAAACACTGGAGAGACCTGGGAAGGCGTCATAGGGAACCTTCCTTTAAATGATTCTTACAATATAGTTAAAAATGAAAAAAGCTATAAAAAGTATCTAAACATTTACTTGGAAAAGAAAGTAAAGTTTAAGGATAAAATCAATGACAGATATGAGGAAGGTATAGTTAGAGATAAAATAATAAAGTTTTTAAAAAGGGAAGCAAAGTAATGGAGAGTTTGACATATTTATCAAAATATAATAAAATTTATAAAAATAAATTAGGAGGAAATAATGGAAGATTTAGTAGTAAAATTCAATGAATTTACCAAGAAGAAGTATTATCCTACTTATTCAATCAGACAGAAATTCTTTGAGGATACAAAGAACTTTGAACCACATTACAGATTAGAAATTAACTTGTATGAAAATACAATTGCAGAATGTTTAATTATGATAGGTGTAATATATATTCCTATTGATGCAGAAAAACCTATTCTAAAATTAGAATGGGTAGTAGACAATGATATGGATACCATTAAGAAGCAAGCAACATTTATGGAGAAGAAATTAATGACAATTCTATTGAGACTACCAGACCCTGAAGATGAAGAAGTAGAGGAAGAAGAAAGTAAAAGAATTCAAGAAATTGAACAAAAGTCAGAAGAATTAGATAAGTATGAAAGAGCAAGAAAAGGTATCTGGGTTATCTTTAAAAAGGCTGGAATAGAAGACGATAATGAAAGACATAACATACTTGAAAAAATAACGGGTTGTAAGCATATCAATGAACTTAATAGTAAGCAAATAAACGAGTTCTATCATGAAATAGCTAATATGTTAGGAATGGAAAAAATTGAAAGTTTACCTAAACTGACAGAGAATGATTTTAAAGAGATACAAAGTTATTTTTATGATATCTTAGGAGGGGAATAATGAGAATTCAAGAAATGTATGATATGCATTTTGTGCTACCCAAAACAGAATTTGAGTATGAAGTTTGTTTTAAAACTTTAACTTGTGTTACTATGGAATGTGATTGCTTCTCTGATTGCGGTAGTAAAGAGAAGTGGAATAATTTTATAAATACATATGAAGGAGAAAAAAATGAAGCAAACAAACAAACACAATCTACCTAAAGCATTAGAAAATGTTTTAAGTAGTAACAGGGAACCAAACTTAGAAAATATATATGTAACAGATTTAATTAATCCACCATTAATATACTTTCTTAAGTGTAAACATTGGAAGGAAATTGAAGAAGATATAAGTGATAAACTTTGGGCATTATTAGGAACGAGTGTGCATTATATTTTGGAAAAAGGTTCTCCTGAAGATTCATTATCAGAGCAAAAAATAGAATACGCATTTAAGGTTGATGGTGAAATATTTAACCTTGTAGGGCATGCAGATTTATATTATAATAATGGCATAGAGGATTATAAAGTGACTTCAGTTTGGAGCTTTATGTATGGAGATAAAAAGGTATGGGAACAGCAATTAAACTGCTATGCATTTTTATATCGGTGTTGTGGTTTTGAGATTGAACACTTAACTATAAACGCAATCCTTAGAGATTGGCAAAAATCTAAGGTAAAAGATGGATACCCTGAAATACCATTCATTCAAAAACAGATACCTTTATGGTCACCTCAAGAACAGGAAAGTTTTATAATAGACAGATTGAGAATGTTTGCAGTAGTTAAAAATGCATTAACTAAAGAAGGTTATTACGAAATACCAATGTGCACTAAAGAAGAACGATGGACAAGATATTACAAAAAGGAAAATAAAGAGATAGATATAAGATGTGAAAATTATTGTATAGTTAGGGACATTTGCAAGAACTATAGAAAAACATATGACAAAAAGGAAAATAAAGAGATAGATATAAGATGTGAAAATTATTGTGTATATTGTGTAGTTAGGGACATTTGCAAGAACTATAGAAAAACAAGAGTTAAATGTCCAAATGAAATTGCTATTGAAAAATTGTATAAGGAGAAGAAGAATGAAAAAGTATCTTGAGAAAAAAATAAATAAGTTAATTAAAGAAACCTATGATAAAGAAATAGAGCTTTTAAAGCGAGAACTAATCTTAAATATGAAATTAAACGAGGAAGAAAAAAAGAGAAAGGAATATTATGAAAGTAGAAACATATAAGTTAGAACATTCATTTATACATTTAGTTAAACCAGAAACAGATTCAGAGGAATTGATTATTTGGAATTCAGAACTACTACCAATTACAAGAGAAATAACTTGGCTACGAATAGGAAGGATAGCAGAACAATTAAAAACTGATTATAAAAAGCTAAGACAAAGACTTGAGAATGAAAACTATTATACAGATAATGGAAGCACAAATAAATGGAAAAGCTTTTTAAAGGCTTTCAAAGAAGTTACAGGGCAGGAGTTCAGAGAATGAGTTATCCATTTATACCTCCTAATTTATTTGAAGTAAGTCTCTCTCATTCTCACTTACTTCAAAAAATATATAATGCATTATATATTTTTTTTGAAAGGAGAAAAAATGAACGAAATAATGGAAGATAGTTATCAAAACTTAGTTGAGGATTGTAAATCAATTATGTCAGCATACCTACCTGACATGATTGAAACTACTTTAACACTTCACTGGTTTATGGGAAAGCGTATAAGTGAAATGGATAAGGAATGGAAAGGAAAAGAAGAATACTATCAAAAACTTGCAAAGGATTTAAAAATATCAGTCCAAACTATTAAAAAGGAAATAGCATTTTATAAACAGTATCCAAACCTTGCAATATCAGATACTGCTATTGATATGAATGTACTTTATAAGGAATATTCAAAACCAACCTGGTATAAAATATCAAACAAACTTACTGATGAAAAACTAAAACTTGAAGCTCCTAAGGCTAAATCTAAAACTGAAATACAAGCAAATGAACTTACTGAACTAAATTTATCAATTACACAAATACAAGCTTACTTAAAGAAAAATAAAGTTACTAAAATAGCAGTAATAACAGAAGAAGGAGTAAAGGAAATAATAAATATACAAAATGCAAAAGATGAATTATACGAAGTAGTTAAGGAATTTTACGGCGATGTAAAAGTGACTGATATTGAATGGAGAAACGCAAAACTGTTATTGAATAACTTTACTAAAGATGAAATCATAAACTTAATTCATAAACTTAAAACGAATAAACAAGCAGGATACTATTCAAGAAATTGTGCGTCATTGAGATATTTATATTCATATTACTCAGAAATCTATAAGGAACAAAACAATAAAGAGCTACCAGATAAGGAGGAATTTGAAGAATATGCAAAACTCCATCCTGAATGGGCTTAATATATTAGAACCTATGTTTGAGATATCAAGTAAGGATTTTCTCAAATATAATTCCCAAGAAGCATTAAGGAACTATGCTTTAAATTGTAAGCATAAGGAACTTAAACCAATCTTAAAAAAGCTATTAATCAATAAAGCAATATGGGCAATAAGAGCGGAAAAAATAATATTAACTGAGGATTATATTAAATCACAATGCAAAACTGATTGCAAAGGTGCAGTGTATGTAAAAGATGATTATGGAGCACTATTAAAAAGATGTCCATCAATAAATAGTAGTTATTGTTTATTGAGTTTAGAAAATAAAAAGTCATATGAAGAAGAACAGAAACTTAAAGAGGTTTTCTTTCCTTATGCGATACCTTCAAAATATTATGAAAGTGATATAGCAAAAGTAAACAAAGATATACGAAATAAAGTCTATAGGTTTATTCAAAACCTACCAGAAATAATAAGTAACGGTAAAGGCATATTTATGACAGGGAATGTGGGAACAGGAAAAACTTCAATATTGTATTTGATAATTAAAGAAGCATTACAAAATTATAGTTGTTATTATTGCACTGTGAATGATGTTTATAAATATCTAATCAGGCAAAATGACGAATTCATAGCAAGATTATACTATTCAGAACTGCTTTTAATTGATGACTTAGGTAGAGAGTATATGAGTGAAAATATAGATTTTGGAGCAAGACAATTTGACGAATTAATAGATTTCAGATACAGGGAAAATAAATCAACCTGCTTAACAACAAACCTAATGTTTGAGTTAGTTAAGAATAAATACCCAAGAGTATATGATAGATTAAAGGAGAAAAACCAGTTTTTAATTATTACTGGTGAATCTCAAAGGATAAGTAATTGGAGATGAAATATAAAATAGGAGACATAATAGTTATTGATAATAAAGAGTATAAAGCCATTCTATCCACCTGAGGAGTGGATAAATAATATAAGGTGTTATGCTAATAAACATGCTATACCAATATTCTTAAAAGATAATCTCTTTCCTGAACCTCGTCGTTCTTTATATAAGCCAATTCAGGAATTTCCTTTTATACCAGGATTGACATCATTATATTATAGGGAGGTTTAATGACCACTAAACAAAAGAAGGAACTTGACGAATTATTTAGTTTAGCAGTGAGAACAAGAGACAATTATACCTGTCAGAAATGTGGAAAGCAACATAAGCATGTTCAATGTGCTCATATATTTTCAAGAAGTAACTTATCAATTAGATGGGAAATGTTAAATGGAATAACTTTATGTTACTACTGTCATTTGAATTGGTGTCATAGACAACCAGTTGAATGGACAGAATGGATACAAAATTATTTAGGAAAAGATAAGTGGGATACTTTAGTCGTCTACAGAAATTCAAAACGAAAAATTGATTATAAACAGAAAAGGTCTGAGTTAAAAAAAATCATTGAGGGATTTAAAACATACAATAAAATAAAACAAGAGTTTGAAGATGAGTTAGGATTTTTAATTAATGACAATAATAAAAAGAAAGGAGATTTAAATGATTAATGAAAAAGATTTACGAATATATCAAGATTACATAGTTAATAATTATCCTTATAGAGATATGAAAATCATTAACAATCAATGTATAACTGGTATGCAACAAATAGCTAAAGAACTTAATATATCAGAAGAAACTGCTTGGATTATATGGAGAAAATATCTTACAATGAAAGGAGAATAAGTGAAAATAAATACTTGGAAGGGACAAAAAGATATAGATAAGGTATTTAAAAATATTCCTGATGAAGTTTATGCAAAGTTAAGAGATAATATGAGTATAAGCGATGTCTTAGAAGTGTTAGAACGATATGAAAAACCAATTAAATTGCTTCAGGAATATTTGAGATTAAAAAGATACAAAAGAAAAAATGCATACATACTAAACAGAATAAAATACTTAGAAGCTTCTATTTTAAGTATGAAAAATAAAAATAGATGGAGTAATGAATATTTATTTGAGCTTAGAAGTAAAAAGTTAGAAAGATATTATTTGAGAGAAGAATTTATTGAAAGCTTAAAAGGTTATACAAGAGAACCTTATGAATGGAGAAAAAAGAAATAAGTTTAATTATTGACAATAATAAATTCAATAATAGAATAAATACAAATTAAAAAACGGAGGTGGAAATGAAAGTATTGAACCAATATCAAGGTTTCATTATCTTAGCAGTTTATTCATTATTTATTTATGGAATAATTTTTATTACCTGTCGCAAAAAGGAACAAACAAAATCGTGGTTTTTATTGAACAACAGAAAAGTGTCAAGTATCATTGGAAGTTTTAGTGTAGCATCTGCTTGGATATGGGCACCTGCTTTATTTGTGTCAGCACAAAAAACATATCAACAGGGATTAGTAGGATTATTTTGGTTCTTAGTTCCTAATGTTTTGGCATTAGCACTATTTGGAATATTTGCAGTTAAAGTGAGAGAAAGACATCCTAATGGTTTTACAATATCAGAGTATATGGGAAGATATTCAGATAGGGTTCATAAATATCACTTGTTTGAATTATTCACAATGGATATATGTGCTGTAGCTATTCAAGTATTAGCAGGAGCAGGAGCTATATCTTTAGTTACTGGAATAAACTTTCATTTATTGACAGTAATATTAGGATTAATGGCATTAGGATATTCATTTTATGGTGGTTATAAAGCAAACACAATAAGCAATACAGTTCAAATGATGATAATGTTAGTATTAATGTTTATTATTATTCCGACGGTATTATCTAAAACAGGATTAGCTCCATTGAAAGCAGGATTAGGTGGTATAACAGGAAAATATAGTAATATTTTCTCTAAGAATGGTTTAGAAGTTATGATAACTTTTGGCATATCTTCTACCATTACTTTATTTAGTGGACCAATAGGAGGACAACCATATTGGCAAAGAGCTTTTTCAATAGAAAAAAGTAAAGATATTATTAAAACATACATTATAGCTTCTTTAATATTTGCAGTGGTTCCTTTATTGATGTCATTGTTAGGTTCCATAGGTGCAGGAAGCGGAATGACCAATATAGATATGCAATATATCAATATTGCAGTAATTTTAAAATATACGAGTCCATTAATTATAATACCTTTCTTATGGATATTAATATCAGGGTTATTATCAACAGTAGACACAGGTTTATGTTCGACGTCTTCATTAGTGGGACATGATATTATGAATAAATTTAGTTACAATAAAACAAGATTAATGATGGTAATAATAACAGCAATTGGTATTCTAATAGCAAATATACCAGGATTAAAGATAGCATATTTCTGGCTGTTTTATGGAATGTTAAGAAGCACAGTAACACTACCAACAGTATTTGCAAGTTTAAATATTAAAATGAATGAGAAGGGATTATTCTGGGGAGAAATGTTAGGATTGATTAGTGGTGCTCCAACATATTTAATAGGAAGCTTTAAAAATGATTGGAGATTAATGCTTATAGGTGCAATATTGGCGGTAGGCTTCCCATTGATTAGCTTAATTAATGGAAATGAATTAAGCAATGAGTGAAATAAAAAGGGAAACAATAGAATTAAGCAAATTAAAACCATTAGAGAAAAATGTTAGATATCATGGAGATACACAAATTGAAGAATTGAGAAAAAGTTTAAGAATGTTTAATCAGACCAGACCATTAGTAATCGATGAAGATAATAATATATTAATTGGCAATGGTGTCTATCAAGCAATGATAAAAGAAAATTATACAAAATGCGATGTAAACAGAATAATAGGATTAACTGAATCAGAGAAGAAGAAATTAATAATAAGCGATAATAGATTATATGAGTTAGGTTTTAATGATTATAATGTCTTTAATGAATTAATAGCAGAGATTAAAGAAATAGATGACTTAAAGATACCTGGATATGATGAAGATATTTTGGAACTATTAGTAACAGATAAATATGAAAATACCTTAGAAGATTTTGAATTATCAAAGGAGCAACAAGACAAACTAAAAACACTTAATGAAGAAAGAATAATTAAATGTCCTAATTGTGGACAAGAAATTAATTTAGGAAAGTTATAATCATGATATGATAATACAAAAATCTTTAGACATAGATGTGGTAGAGGCGGCTAAACAAAGAATCATTAAATTGTTTAGTTATAATTTACCAGTAGTATTTAGCTTTTCAGGTGGTAAAGATTCATTATGTCTGGGACACTTAATATATAATTTAATTCTTGAAAATAAGATAGATAAAAATCTTCTAACAATAAGATTCATTGATGAAGAAGCAATGTATGATGATGTCATAGAGATAGTTAAAGATTGGAGACAAAAATTCCTACAAATAGGAGTTGATTTTAGATGGTATTGTGTTGAGGTAAAACATTATAACTGTTTTAATAAATTACAAAATGATGAAACATATATTTGTTGGGATTCTACTAAATCTGATGTATGGGTAAGACAACCACCAGAGTTTGCAATAAGAGATTCTATATATTTAAACAAAATAGAAGATAATTATCAAAGCTTTCTTTATAGATATGACAAAGACAAAATAAATATATTAGGGGTAAGAACAGCAGAGTCAGCACAAAGATTGAGCGGTATATCTAAAAAAAAGTCAAAGAATTTTACCTATAGACCATTTATGCCTATATTTGACTGGACAGATAATGATGTTTGGCTTTATTTATATGAGAACAAAATAACCTTCCCAGAAGTATATATTAGAATGTATCAAACTGGTGTTAATAAAAGAAGATTAAGGATAAGTCAATTTTTCTCCATTGATACAGCTTCAAGTTTAGTAAGAATGCAAGAATATTATCCAGACCTTATGACCAGAATAATTAAAAGAGAACCTAATGCATATTTGGCGGCTTTATATTGGGATAGTGAAATGTTCAAAAGGAATACAAGAAAAAGAAAACGATTAGAAAAATCAGAAGAAGATGATAATAAAGATTACAAGAAATTGTTTTTAGAATATATTTCAGATGATAGAAACTTCACTAATGAATTACAACAACAAAACAGAAGAGATATAAGTAGATTTGTTTTAAAAATTAGCCATATGCTTACACAAAAAGAATATAAACAAATTTATGAAGTAATAAAAGCAGGGGATCCTAAAAGACGTAACTTAAGAGGATGGTATACTGATATGGTATCAAATAGCACAAATAGGGAAGGTATACATATTAAAAGGAGTAAGTAATGGAAGAAAAAAATATATTAGACACAATTAAAACAATACAAATAATAGACAGAGATTTACTAAAAGCAAATGATTACAATCCTAATATGGTATTGGAAGAAAACTTAAAGCTATTAGAAAGAAGTATTTTAAATAATGGCTGGACAGCTCCTATAGTAGTAACAAAAGATTTAGTTATTATAGATGGTTATCATAGATGGTTAGTAAGTGGAAGAGAACCTTTAAAGAGTTTACTAAATAATAAAGTTCCTATAGTAATAGTAGAACATAAAAGTCATAAAGAAGATATATACGGGACAATAACACATAACAGAGCAAGGGGAACACATTTACTTGACCCAATGAAAAAGATAATAAAGGAATTAATAGAATCAAATGTTCCTATGCAGGAGATATCAAAAGAATTAGGAATGAGAGAAGAAGAAATATTTAGATTATCAGATTTCAGTAGAGAAGATTTCTTAAAATTAATGATAAAAGATTATTCACATTCAAAAGCAAAAAAAATAACAAACATAAATGTGATGAAATGAGTAATAATTTAGAAGTTAAAGAATATGCAAAAGAACTATATTTAACACCTGATGATAAAGGAAGACATAAATATTCACTAAGACAAATAGCGACAAAAATTCAACAACGGTTCAACAAGAAGGTTAACTATTCAACAATATCACTATGGGCACAAAATGAAGGTTGGCAAAACCTTTGGGAGGAAGCATATAAGATAGGAGCAACAGAAGGATTAGGAGTAAAAGATAAAGAGCAAGTAAATGAGATAAACCAAAAAATAATAGAAGAAAGAAAGAAAAAACAGTCAACTGAAGAAGTATTGCAAGAAAGAATAATAAATGCAAAGAAGAATGATTTTATAAGATTTGAAACACTTAAAGATTTAGCATTTAAGGATATAACAAGTAAGAAGGTAACAGAAACAGACAAAGAAGGTAGAACAAGAATATATTATCCCTTAATGACATTCAATAGTAAGTTAGAAGCGGCAAAAGTATTTGATATTGCTTGTAAGTATAGCGAGAAAACATTAAGCAGTATAACAATAGAAACAGAATCAGATATTGATGAGCATAAGAAAGAAATACTTGAGCTAATTTATAAAATCAAAAACAATGAACAAGATTGATGAGTTTGAGTTACTTAAAAATTGCAGACCAGAGTCAAAGATAGAACTTTGGTCATTAATATATACAAACTTTAAAATAGAAATACCAAACAAGAAAATATGTGCAGAACATTCAACTCCAATGGAAGCTTTATGGGATGTCTATAATGAAGAAAATGACACGAACATTTGGTGGGCTTTCAGGGGCGGTGGCAAGACAATGATGATTGCATTACTTGCTTATTTTATGAGCATTCATAAACCAAACTGTGGAATAACAGTATTAGGTGGTTCATTTGAGCAATCATCAAAGGTAATGGATTACTTAGAAAAGTTTTGGTATGAAAGCGGTAACTTAAATATGATTAGAGGAGAACTAAGCAAAACAAAATATGAGTTAGTGAATGGAAGTTGGGTAAGTATTTTGACTGCTTCTCAAAAGTCAGTAAGAGGGCCTCATCCTCAAAAGCTTTTCTTAGATGAAGTTGATGAAATGGATAAAGATATTTACTTAGCAAGTTTAGGACAACCAAAAGAAGCATATGGCATTAAACCACAAATATTAATCTCTTCTACTTTACACAATCCTAATGGGCTAATGGAAGAAATAATCGATAAAGGAGAAGGAAAGATTTATAAATGGTGTATCAATGAATGTTTAGAACCTGCAGGATTTTGGTCAAAAAGAGAATGGGAAACAAAACAAAAACAACTAACACAACAAATGATTGATGTCGAATATAAGTTAAAGAGGCCTTCATTTAGGAACTCAGTATTTGATTATCAACAACTTGATAATGCATATAAGAATGATTATGAGCTGAGAACAATGGAAGCAGGTATTGACTGGGGATATAAAGAAACTGTTTTGTCATTATTCAGTGTTACAAAAGAAAAAATATACTTAGTTAAAAGTATTGTTTGGAACTATGTAGAGCTTTCTGTTAGATGTGAAGAAATTAAAAAGTTAGTTAAGGAATACAATATAACAAACATTTATGCAGACTCCAATCCTAATGACTCAAATATTGAACTTGCAAAAGTATTAAGAGACGAAAATGTAAATGTTATACCAGTTGCATTTTCTGTTTGGAAGAAGATAAGCATAAATACCATAAGATGGTATTTAGAAAAAAAACAATTAATAATAAATGACTTAGAAACAAAAAGAAACCTGCAAGCTTATTCATTCAAAGAGGGAACAGAGGAACCAAAAAAAGAAGACGACCACAGAACGGACTCAGTAATATCTTTCTTTGCTTCTAAGTATCAGAAAGGAGAAATCAATGTTTAAGTATCCTTATTTAAAGAATGATATTGCAGAGAAGGATTTAGAATTAATGAAATGGTATTCCTGTAATACAGAGGAATTAGCAAACTACTACTCAAATAAAGTATTAGATAAGTTTTGGAGCACAGAGGAATTGAAAGAAAGAAGGGTAATGATACATACGCCTTTGATGAATGATATTGCAATTCTTAATGCGAACTTATTATTTTCAGAAAGCTTTCATTACATAAGTGAAAAAGACCTAAACAAAGATAGGTTAGATGAAATACTTTATAACAATTCCTTTGACTCAATATTAATTGAAAGTGCAGAGCTTTGTAGTGCATTCTCGGGAATATATTTTAAGATTGATATAGACTCAAATGAAGTTAACCCATTAATAAATGTTTCAGTTCCTTATTATACGATACCAGTATTCAAAAATCGTAAGTTGGTTAAGGTTATATTCTGGCAAGAATTCAAAGATGAATTTAAAGTATTTAGATTATTTGAAACAAGGGAAATCATAAACGGAAGTTTAAATATAACTTATAAACTATATGAAGGTTCAGATGATAATTTAGGAAGAGAAGTTGATATTAATAAGATTGAAGAAGTTGCAGTTTTAAACTTGCAAGATATTATAATTCCCATTAATGATTTAGGAGTTGTTTACATACCTAATTTAAAACCAAACTTAATGTATCCCTTGTCACCTTTGGGAAGGGCAGACTGTGAAGGCTTAATAAGCTTATTAGACTCCTTAGACGAAACATTCTCAAGTTGGATAAGAGATTTGAGATTAGGAATGGCAAGAATATTTGTGGACTCAGAGATATTAAGAAAAGGCAAGTTTGATGTTTACAATGAAGTTTATTTAAAGATTGATTTAACACAAAATAAACTGGCAAATGTAAATTATAAACCAATAGAACCTTTACAATTTCAAATTAGAGTCAACGAGCATAAAGAAACTGCATTAACTTTAATGAGGGAAGTAACAACACGGGCAGGATATGCACCTCAATCATTTGGTATGGATATAGAAGGAAGAGCAGAAAGTGGAACAGCACTAAATATCATGCAAGGGAAATCATTACTAACAAGAAAGAAAAAAATAAAATATTGGCAAGATGGATTAGAAGAACTATTCTGGCAATTACAAGAGTTTGATAGAGTGTTTTATAATGGAGATAAAGAAGTTGATTTTAATGTAACATTCCCGAGCGAGGTAAAGACTTCATTAGAACAAACATCAAACACAATAAGAAATCTAAGGCAAGTTCAATTATTGAGTAACTATACCTCGCTTAAATTATTATTCCCAGAATGGAGCGAGGAAGAAATTCAAGCAGAGATAGATAGAATGAATGAAATATTATGAACTTAGAAAAGTTTTTAATTCAGTTTTTAAACAGATTAAAAGCTATTTTAATACAGGCAATCAGAAACGGGAACTTAATTTCAAATAGTGATTTTAAATACTTAATTAGTAAAGACTTACAAATGTTACAAATGAATTTAAATAACTGGAAAAATCAAGGAGTTAATGATTACTTAAAAGGTGCAAAAAGTATAAAAGGTAAACCAGTTAAAAAGATAACACCAGTTAATTTAAATCAAAAACCTCTTTACAAAGACACAAACGAATTTGATGAGATACTTAAAAAAGGGGTAGGATTAGAAAACTTTACAGGGCACAAATCTGCTTTAGGAGTTATCTTAGCAAACAGAGAAATAATAGGTAACCAGATGATTAATCATATAACAAGAGGAATAAATGATGTATATTACAAAACTGCAACTACTGTATATGCAGATAATTTTCAAGAAGGCGATTTGTATACAAGACAAATGTATACAGATGAATTAATTCAGAAGTTTACTGATGATGGAATTATAAGCTTTACAACAAAGAATGGTAGAAACATTCCCATTGATGAGTATTCAGAGATGGTTTCAAGAACTATGACTATGCAAGCAGAAAGAGAAGGTAAATTAAATAGGCTTCAAGAAACAGGTAATGACTTAATATTAGTAAGTTCACATTTAGGTTGCTGTAAATATTGTCAACGGTATAATGGAAAAGTTTTAAGTATCTCAGGCAATGATAAAAGATACCCATCACTTCAGGAAGCACAAGATAACCATTTATTTCATCCTAATTGCAGGCATACATTTACACCTTACACAGGACACAAACCCAAATACTTATACTCAGAAGAAGAACAAAAACTAATTGACCAATATGGAGAAAAAAAAGCTAATGAAATAGTTTATACAAATTCACAGAAGCAAAGAAGATTAGAAAGAGAAGTAAGACAAAATAAAACTGCATACGAACTAACACATAAAGAAGAATACAAAAAATTAGTAAGTAAGAAGCAGAAACAATTAAGAGAATTTATAAATGTAAATCCTTATTTAAAAAGAAAACCACAAAGGGAGCAAATAAGATTTGTTCCTAAACGATTTGCAAGTTTTGCTGAAGATTTAAAAACAGTTAAAAAAGCAACGCAATACATAGAGGTAGGATTTAGAGATATAAAAACAAGAGAACAAGCAATTGAATATATTGAGAAGGATTTAAAAACAAAAGTTAATATTAGCAAGCTTACTGATGAAGTAGTAAACGAGATTTCAAAAGAATATGCAAGAGCTAAGGAGTTATCAGGACTTAAGTTAGATAAGATAACAGATGATATAGACGATGCTTGCAAATTAATGAAATGTTCAAAGAAGGAGTTTACTAAATACTATAGTGACGCTTACGCATTGAGTGATACAGACAATAATGTTTTATGGGTAAATCCTAAATACTTTTCAAAAGAAAACATTGAAGATACCAAACTAAACTTTGATATTGAAGTTAATAAATGGTATTATCATACACCAGGTTCACAATTAGAAGCACAAACAATGTCACATGAATTTGGACATTTTATTGAAACAGATATGCAAAAGAAAATTAGAGCAAGCAAAGACCCAGAATTAACAAGACTATTAGGGGAAGACCATGTAAGATTTATGAATAAACAAAAGGAATATAAATTAATTAAGAATAAGAAGAAAGCAAGTAAAGAGTTTCTTGAAAACTATTCTTCAGTATATGGACTTAGTAATTATTCAGAATACTTTGCAGAAACATATGCAGAGTTTAATACATCTATAAAACCCAGAGAATATACCAAATCAACAATGAGTATTGTAGATAAAGTAAATGCAAGATATAAGTAAGATATTAGAAAGGAGGGTAGTATGCCAGAGATAAGAGGTTGGGATGAAGAAAGTCCAGGAGCATATTGGCATTATAGAGTGAGACCACCCAATCTATTTAAACCTAATTCATTTAGAGTGATTGACATAACAGATGGAGTAAAAAGCACAATGGGAAAATTAAAAACAGACACAAACGGAACAATGGTTCCGCAAAATGTTATGTTTGATAAAAAGAAGTTCACTTTAAATGAAGCAAAAAAATGGTTGAATGACCATAAACAATTAATAAAATAAAGGAGGATTATATGGACGAAAAAGATGTAAACAAAGAAAATGAACAAGAAAATACAGAACAAGGACAAGAGCAAGAGCAAGAAAAATCATTTCCTATTGAGTATGTGAAAGCATTAAGGGAAGAGAACGCAAAATATAGAACTAAAGCAAAAGAGGTAGAAGAAAAGTTAAATAAAGTTCTCAAATCATTAGGACTTGATGAAGGAAGCAATGAACAAACATTGGAAGAGGTAATTGCACAAAAAGATAAATTGATAAAAGACTTGACATTTGAAAAAAGTTTTGGTAGAATAGCAGACAAATTAGAGGTTGACCCTCTCTTTACAAAAGCTTTGCTTAGAGAGCAAGGCAAATTAGAGAATGTCGACCCTTCAAGTGAAACTTTTGAGAAGTTGTTACTTGAAGAGATAAAAAGTTTAATTGAGGAATATCCACAAATTAAAAAGAGTGGAAATAAACCTCAGGTAGGTATACCACCAAATCAAGGAACTCCTCAAAGTCAGGTCGATATGAATTCTATTATTAGAAAATTAGCAAAGAAGTAAAAGCAAAATTTAAAACTTGAGGAGGTTAAGAGATGGCTTTTATAGACCAAACTGATGCGGCAAGTTTAATTCCGCAAGAAGTATCAAATGAAATAATTAAAGCAGTTCCTGAATATTCATATGCACTTCAATTAATGAAAAAACTACCAAATATGTCTAAGAGACAAAGAAGGATACCAGTTATGGCTTCTTTAGCAACTGCAAGCTTCATCAATAAAGGAACAACTGAAACACCAGCGGGCAAGAAACCAACAACTAAATTAGCATGGGAAGATAAGTTCATTGACGCAGAAGAAATTGCGGCAATAATCCCAGTTCCTGAAGATATAATTGAAGATGCTGACTATGATATTTGGGGAGAATGTAAAACTGCTTTGACTGAAGCTTTTGGGGTAGCAATTGACCAAGCAATCTTTTTTGGAACAGGAGCACCTACAAGCTGGCCTAAAGATATAATCACTGGAGCAACAAGTGCAGGAAATGTCGTTGCATTAGGAACTGGAGAGGATTTACTTCAGGATGTATCAAGTATTATGGCTTCAGTAGAAAGTGATGGTTATGATGTAACAGGTTTCATAGCTCCAATAACAATCAAAGCACAGTTAAGAGATTTGAGAGATGCATTAGGCAGACCTGTATTTATGGAAAGTTTTCAAGGACCAGTATCTTATACATTGTTCGGTGCTCCTATTCAATTTGTTAAAAGTGGAATGTGGAATATAAGTAAAGCTCAATTAGTAGCTGGAGATTTTCAAAGTGCAGTTTATGCAATTAGACAAGATATTACTTTTAAAATACTTACTGAAGGCGTGATACAAGATGATAATGGAAATATAATTTACAATTTAGCACAACAAGATATGCTTGCTATTAGAGCTGTTATGAGACTGGGATGGCAAGTTCCTAATCCTGTCAATAGATTACAACCTGTTAAAGCAAATAGATTCCCATTTG